TGTCAACGTAAATAATGTTTCCAGAATGCTTTTTGACTTCTGGATCTGCAAGACCACTAGTAAAACTTTGACCAAGATAGTATGTACGATTATTTATTACGGTAGAAATACCTGAGAAAGAATCATCAATAGTCAAATTTTGTCCTGATGAGGGGACGATTGTTAACGATCCTCCAGTTCCTGGAGAAGCAGTAAAATCTTGCAACTCAAATCCATAAGTAGGTTGTGTGTTTGCAGTTCCTACAGTATTAAAACCTGCTACAGATCTATCCTGCCAATATTTAAGAACACCTGTTGTTTGGTTGTAACTTATAACTCTTGCAACAGCAGTGGTGCCAGTAGAAATTGTTTGTGTAAAGTAAGAGTCTGCTGTGAAGGTTGCAGTGCTATATCCAGTTCCTACAAGTTTAAGGGCACCCGTTGCACTTGCTTTATCAGCAGAAAGTAAAGTCGTTGAACCAAATTGCTCAGGGTTTTCAACAATACCTATTCTTGCGATTTCATTTCCTGTAATAAAATCTGGATTTTGATTATCATTTTCAATTCTTGAATACATCAGGACATTATATGCACCCAGTTCTCTGTAAATATCAGCACCATGTCCACCTTGTGGAGACATTATTACATCAAATGTAGGTCTAGTTGTACCTGTAGGAACACCACCTGCAATCAAATCAACACTACCAAAAGTATATCCAGAACCTTGATTTGATACTACAACTGAACTTACTTGAGAATTAGCATCAATGGAAATAGTGCATTGAGCACCTGTTCCATCTCCTTTGATGGGAACAGAGGTATAAGTTCTACTAGCAGTTCCTAATCCAACTCCCTTATTAGTGACAGTAACAATTTTGATACTTCCATCAACAGCGTTATCTCTCACCGCAGCATTATCGGTTGCTGTACTCCAATCTTTAGGAACTGGAAGATAATCAGTAGACTCAAACTTAACAACATCACTGGGTTTAATAGTAAACAAATATTTCCACAAATAACCATCACCACTATTACCAGCAGATCTTGGTTCTAAATCAGTAAAGGTTGGTTCGTCAAGAGACGGTCTGCCATTTGGATTGTCAGGATCTGTGCCGTTTTGAAGACAAATATAAACTCTAAAATCACTATTCATTACAAAATAGTTTGACAAATATAGAGTTGTAGATCCAGAAATTTTAGCAGTATTTGTTCTGCTATAGTCATGACGATACATGTCATATGAGGTTCCAGAGGACCAGGTTCTCTTAGGAACAACTTGCCTTACGTCGGCACTATTAATTTTCTTCAGAGCAATCATTGTGTCCCAATAATCATTCTCCTGATCAAAGTTATCCTTTGGTGCAGGAGGATCACTATCCCAATCACTTTGGTAATCAGATGGATTAGGAAGACCAATAAACGAATAATAAGAATTGCTGGAGCTCTCTACTCCAGCAACAAAGTTTTTTGCATTTAATATCCTAATCTGGTCCGTTATAATGGCAGCCATTTGACAGAGATTTTTTATTTATTTATTAGTAATTAGACAGAGTAATTTTTAAACTTCAAAGATTTAGATCTAACAATCATTGGTGATGTAGAAATACCAGTTCCCTCTGTAATTCCAACACCAGAAGTTGTATATGCGGTGTAAGAATTTTCTTTGGTTCTTAATACTTCAACCTTACCAAAACTATAATCACCAAAGAATTCTGAAGTTGTAATTCCAGAGGTTATGTACTTATCAACATCAACCGTGACTCTCCTTACATGCGTGGTAATACCTTGAACACTTGTAGAAATTGATACTGCAGTTCGGATTGCATAGACATTATCTGCAAAAGATGTGCCTACACCAACTGTATTGCCTGCAGAGTCAAAGGAAGTAATAGATGTTTCACCTGCACCAATGTTAGAATTTCTAACAATAAACAGATCATTTACATCAAGAGAACTTATTGTTACTGCTGTTCCAGTAATGTTAGTATCTCTTAAGAATGAGTCATATGGAATATGAAGATCAAATATTAATGATGTTGTGCCAACACCTACATTTGTAGTTCCAAATCCAACAATAATACCAAGATCACCTGAGAAAGAGGTTACAGAAACTTCTTCTTCAGTATATGCTGGTGGTGATATGAGAACAGCAGGAGGATTAGTGTTAGTATATCCAACACCGGGACTTGTAATGGCAACTCCAGTGACAGTTCCTGCACTTATCGTAACAGAACCAAATGCACTCGAAGTTGTAGCAACCCCCACAGTAGATGCAATACTTACTGTTGCTGTTGTGTAACCAACCCCACCATCAGATATGACGATTGAAGAAATAGTTCCTAATCCAGAAACAACAGCTGTTGCAGCAGCAGATGTTTTTGCCTCCTGTCTAATAAATTTAATCTTATTCTGGAAGGTTAAATCAATTGCTTCATTTTGAGAGTTGAACAGTGGTCTGAGGGAATCCACGTAAACTGCAGTAGAACCAACTCCTACAGATTTAATAATATATGCACTTGGATTAATTACTGGTTCATAGAGTTCTCTGTCTTTTCCAACAGGAATTTCATCAATAATTTTATCTTCAGTTTGTCTACACCATGTAACGGGTCTCTCAAGATCAACGTTTGAGGTATTACCTGGTCCATAATAAGGATTAGTTTGAACACTACTTGTAGAATTAATTAAAGTTACAGATCTTTCATCCTCCGTCAAGAACGAATCCTGAGTTGCAGAATCATGCTTAATCTGAAGAGTGTCACCTTTTTTAACAGTTTCAATAACTTCTCTGAATATAACATCAGTATCACCACTTCCTTTATAGAAGAGTATTTTAACTGTATCACCTACCTTTGGTGCTTCAGTAAAGGTAACAAAATTACCACCATCAAAAGTGTAACCCTCTCCTGGAACTTGTAAAATATTATTTACAAATATAAGGAGAACATCTTGAACATTAATTTTAGATCCCTTAGCAGCAACAATTGATACTGAGGTTCCATTGTGAAGTAAATTAAAGTTTCTTCTTATTCCATTAATTGATCCACTTACATCATCTAATACTTGAAGTGTTCCTAAAGACCATCCTGTAAATTCATCTGTGGCAATTTCATCAATAGTGATTTGGAATTCATTTCCACTGTAAGAAGATGTAGTGGGGATACCAGTAGTTCCTCCTATTGCAACTGTCAAGATTTCACCATTACCAAATCCATAACCTGTATTAGTGATTTCAAAATCAATAACACTTGAACCCTGACCAACAACAATGTCAATCTTTGCCTCGGTGCCTACACCAGAAACTGAGGAAGATGAATATTCAAGTGAAAGGTTAGAATAAGAAAGTGGTTGATCAAATACAACGTAAGGAATATTTGATGTAGTATATCCAGTTCCTGGATTGGTGATAGCCACACTTACAACGTTACCGTTACTAATAACAGCAGTTCCAACAAACTCAATACTTGGTGTTCCAGTTGCAGAAAGACCTACACCAACATTTACAGTTTGAATACCAGACCTGTAACCAGATCCACTATTACCAATAGAAATTGATTGAATTGTACCAAGTCCAGAGACAACAGCAGTTCCTCCTGCAGCAACAAGAGGTTGATATCCTAATCCCTCAGTGGAACCAACAGAAACAATAATACCACCTTTGGGGAAACTAGAAATACCAACATCTGATCCTAATGGATCTGTTTCAGTTCCGTTGAATGTTACTGAGGTAATTCCTGCTGACTCATTTAAAGAATATTGGTTACTAGCACCAGGTGTTTGGAATACATCATTAACAAGAATGATTGCATTTTCTGTTGAAATACCAGTTACATCGGTGCTATTTTGATATAATCTAAATTCATTTTGAGTTCCATTAAATCCTTGAGAAATGTCGTCAAAAATATAATTTTTATGATATGCTTCATCAGATGAATTTGTAATACCAGATCTAATAAAGGATCTTCCTTGGAAACTAGAACTAGTTGTAATACCAGTCCAATCACGTTCATCAGGTGCATTTGTTGATGATCCAATTGGAGTGTTGCCAAACGGTGCTTCAACGAAGTTAAGATGATTATCTACAATATTATAATTACCAACAATTTTGGTTACCAAAGCACCAGTGCTAAATCCTGATAATTTAGTTCCTAACCAAGGTCTTCTAACTCTTATGAAATTAGTGCTGCCAATACCAACACCTTCAATCTTCATAATTTCATTACCGATTTGAATTATATCGGATCCGAAGAATGATGTAATGCCACTAAATTTTAATAAATTATCTGCAATGGTAACTGAATCTGCTAATGTCGTGGTGACTGCTGTAGAAACAACAGGTGATTGAATAAGATTATCAATTGCAACGATTACTTTTGCGTTTTGATTCGTAGCAATAAATCTATGTGAGGTTCCAATACCAACACTTTCAAGTTCAACAATTTGTGGAATTGACTTCAATGCATTTTCAGCACTTGATGCAATCTTTATATTGTTATCATCCACTTTGACTGCGTACAGATTTTCACCTGGTAAGAATGTCGTGGAAGATGCTCCTACAAAACTAGTGGTTGCAATACCAACAGCAGATGTGGTTAATCCAACATGAACGTATCTAATTTTTTCACCACTGACAAAGAAGTGATTAGGGATTTTAATTGTATTGTTTGTAACACTTACAATCGAACTATCGTTTCCTTCAAAGTATCTTTCAAAGACTTGTAAGTTTTCATGTTTAAGTTCAAACTCTCTCTTAATATCACTCTCAGTTCCTTGATAAGCACCTAATGAATTATTAATAGAACCATTAGTGAAATCAATTTCTTCAGATTTATCCTCATCTTCAATTAAATTAAGATTATTTGAATATACATTAACAACAGTATTGACACTTGCTGGAGGAGTGTATACAAGAGAAACAGTGCCTGCAGAAGATACTCTGGAACCAAATGTTCCAAAACCAGATGTCGTCGAAGTTTCAATGACACCATATTCAGTCATGTATGTGTCTGAATCAACGGTTGTATCGGTGGTATAGTCGTCAAGTAATACAATTTCAGATAATTGATAGTTATCATTTGTAGTATCAACAACTTGAACTAAGAAGTAACCTCCGTCAAAAGCACCGTCAAATTGTGAAATAGTGTTTATACCAGGAGTAGCAGAAGATGAAATAGATGTTGTTTCCGCCTTTATACGTGAATTTGTTAAGTCGGCAGTTCCAATTCCAGTAAAAGTATCACTTGCTAAACCAACTTGAATTGTGTTAATGACCCCAGTCGTTCCAATACCCGTTGATGCTGGAACAAAATCTACTTTAAGATCTGAACCATCAATATAAGCATGATAAGTTCCTAATCCAACTTCGGAGTATGCTGCTAATCCAGTTGAAAGTCTTCCATAATCTAATAATTCGACGTTTGATCCATCATGAACAATATTAAGTTCAATTGTTTCAAATTCCTCATTGCTTGAAGTATCTGGATTTATTTGAACTAATACTTTTGCGCTAGTATATGTGCTAGCAATAGAAACAATGTTGGTCGTAACACCAGCAGTGATAGGAGAGCTTGTTGACTCAATTAAAGCAACACCACCCAAAGATGTCGTTCCTACTCCAGCAAATACATCATCTAGATTATAAGAAAGTGCAACGACATTATAATCATTCACTTTGAACTTAGTTGGGAAGAATCTTAATTCACCTTGCCCAGATGCAATTGCAAAATCAAATGATCCTTGATCGTATTGAGATTCAACTCTACCATATTGATTAATATATCCTCTAGATCCATCATGAATTAGATCAATAAGAAGAAGTTGCCTTTGTGCTGTAAATCTTTTATCTCCGACAAGTGTAATATATTTTTGAGAACGAATCTCATTAGTGTTAAATGAATTGATTACACTAAAAGCAGTTGGTCTTGGATTGCTATTAAATTGACTTGATACATCATCAATTGATAAAACTCTATTACCAACTGATTCAAAGAAATCAGATAGAATACGATTTGAAAAAATTATCTCATCAGATACTAATTTGTTGTTTAAATTAAAATTGTTCTCTTTAACAAGATCAAAATCAAATACACAATTCAAACTTACAAAACTATCAACATCTTTAATAAGAGTAAGATTAGTAAGATCAGTTGAAACCCCAACTGTCATATTATTACTGTTATTTGATTCTAATTGATAATCTGCGAACTTTCTAAATCCTAAAGTATGATTTGTTGTAGAAACAGGATCATTCCAAGTATCAAAATCAACTCTTGATTTTAAAGAATATGAGAAGTTTTGATAGTAAAAACTATCCTGAATTCTTTGCAAATCAAAGTTAAGAACTCCGGAGTCAGTCTGTCTTCCTTTAATTGTTTTGACACTTGAATTAACTTCGGTGTTAATATCGAATGATTCAACAGATGTTGCTATACCTGAAATATTCGATGTTTTGCCCTTAATAACATCTGTGGTAAAAAACACATCATTAGATGAAATAGTCAAAGTATCGATTTTAGGATCCCAATCATCTACTACACCAACTTTAGAACCAGAAGAAACTGTTTCTCCTGAAATATAATTGTTTGTTTTTAATTTAATATCGAAAATTGCGAAATTTTTCTCAGCAGTTATTCTTCCAGACGAATTGACCTTATCGAATGTTCCTGGGAATTCAGAACCAGTTAGTGAATCTGAAATATTGTATCTAACAGATCCAATACCACCAAGGTTTTCGGTAACAGCAGTTAAAGTAAACAGTTTATAATTATAGTTTGCAGAATCAAACCCTTTACCTGTTGAACCTAGACCAACGCTGACATTTTCAACTAAAACTTTATCACCAACTTTAAATGGGAAGGAATTAACGGTGCTAAAACCTACAGATAGTGTTACGTCAACATTACCACTTGAACTATCATAAACAATAGTATTGATTCCGACTCCAGAGTCTGTTTGAGTTGGAATGATAGTAGGAGTTGCATTACTTATCCCATTTGTATTCTTAAGAATATCAATTTTATTATTTGCAAACCTCAAGTCAATATCATTTACAACATTATTTGTTTTACCATCAATAACAATAAGTTTAGGTGCTATTTGATATCCTCTACCAAAAGAACTAATTGCTACAGAATCAATTTGAGCTAAACGATCTATTTTGAGAATTTGTGGATATCTAGCAGTTGGTGATAAAGTTTTATCAGAAGGTAATTTATAATTATCGATATTGTTAATATCAATATTTTTGACCTTTCCAATGTCATTGCTGCTTGTGAATAAAATAGCATTTTTACCCGCAGCAGTTGTGACTGTTGTAATTCCAGGCAATGAATAATAATTTTTGCCAGGAGTTTCTATAGATACTTTTGCAATAGGACCATAAGTATGTGTACAGTCAGTTTCATACTCAATAGTAGAAGTTGGTGAAGTATAACTTGTGCTTTCTGGAGTATCTCCTAAAGTGTAAGTAAATGTAGTTGTGGTTCCTACATTGATAGAGTATGTTCCATTGTAATCACTGAACCTACAATTAATTTCATTATTAGAATTTGCCTCTTCATCAACTATAATGCTTGTTTTTGATGTAGGTGTGCTTGATTCTTTAATAACATCAAGTTTATAATATAAAACATCTGGAAGATTTTTATTTACAGTAAGAGTTGCTTTTGCACCAGCACTTCCAACATTTCCAGTTTTTGTCAGTTCAAAGACACTGTTTGTGTCAGATTTGTTCCATACTTTAGTAAAGTTTTTATCAGTATAAAGATTAAACTCAAAGGCAGGATATTGTGTGCCTTGAACAGTATATCCAAGGGAAGAATCTGAGAGATCAAATTCAACTGTTGAGTTTTTATATACCTTTAGAGAAGGATTGATTGGATTTATTGTTCCGAGTGATGCACTAGAGAGACCAACAACATTTGGTTTTTCTATTGTGGCATCATGCTTAGTATTAGCAAGTTTAATTGTATTATTATCAACTTTAACGATATAATAAATCTTCTGATCAACAAGTCCTTGGGTAGGATCTGATGATGTATGAATAATCTTGTCACCCGTAATAAAACCGTGAGATGTAACACTAATTGTATTGTTAGTGGTGTTTACTCCCACTGTCGTGAATCCAACAGGATCAACAATTACTCTTCTATTAAAATCATTATACTTTAATATTTTAGTAATTGTATTGTTTGGACTTACACTGATAGAAATATTATGTGGTGAACTTAATCCATGAGTTGATGCAGCTGATACTGTTACTAAGTTTCTTCTTACCTCACCAGTGAGTACAGTATGATTTGTTTTAAAACTATGAGTAGTTCCAGATCCAACACTTCTAAAGAAAAGTGTGGTTGCAGATCTGTGGGTGCTAGCAATTCCAACAAATGTTCCAGTCGTGCCTAAACCTACTCTAACCGTGGCAATACCAATTAAATTATCATCAATCTTAGCTACGAATACTTTTTGACCATCCGTTAAAGTAATACCAACTCCAACATTTGTAGAGTCCTCAACAATAATACCACTACCACCAGTTCCTGGAGAGTAAGTTATTTCATCACCAGTTTTAAGGTCATGATTTTCAATGAATATTGTTTTAGATGGAATAAAAATACTTGTTAAACCGGCACCTGGATTGGAGAATGAAATCGTTGTTCCGATACCTACACCTGAAATGGTTCCAAGTCCAATAACTTCTGGATTAAAATAAATTTGTTTATTAATCCTAAAGTTATAGTCAGTTTTGAATCCAGCATTAATAATAAGTTTTCTTGGATCTTCAAAAATATACTTACCAATAGTATGAGATGTTCCGGTGGTTCCTTCAACCTCTCTTAGAACTCTTATTCTTGATGATTTTGCATCAACATTAAGAACTTGAACTTTTTCTTCGCCAATAGTCAAAATATCGTTATCTCTAACTTTAGAGAAAGAAAGATCACCAGATACACCAAAGAAGGTAACAAGACCAGTAACACCAACTGTTCCGATCGCAACACCAGTGGTTCCTGTCCCTACAATAGACAGTCTATTAGTTGTTATACCTGCTTTGTAAGTACCTTCGATTTTTGAAGATGTAGTTGATAAACCTGCAATGGTAACTACGTTGAAATTCAAGAAATTGTGAGGTTTATCATTATAGACAACATATTCACCGTTGACATCACTAGAGTAAATTTCAACATTTGAGAGAGTGCTTGTTGCTACACTAACTGTATTAACATTTCTGCCTTTCAAATGAGATACTTTTGCAGATATACCTTCTCCTCTAGTATTTGAGTTATCAAATACAACTTGATCTCCTATTCTATAATCAACACCAGCACTAGAAATTCCAATTAAATTAACTGTTCCTGGTTGAACAGAATTAATTTTTGCAGATTGTTTTAATTTATTTGGAACATCAATATAAGAGTATTCTAATTCTCCTTCAATAACATTATATGGATAAGTGTTTCTTCTCCAATCATCAGAATTTAATTTTTCCTGTAATGAATCATTTTTAAAATTATACTCATCAGGTATCGATTGATAACTATTTCCAATCAGATATGGGAATACTGGTTTTTTGTATTTTTCAAATACACCCGAATTATCGGATGCTGAATTGATAGTAGTAAAATAAGCATATGTTCCATTCGGATATTCTGGAGTAATGCAAAATCTTCCATTATTTGCATCGAGAACATCATCATCACTTACCTCGAAATGAGTATAATCCTCAACAAAGAATCCCTCAGGGAAAATAGAGGTAGGTGGTCTGTTTGATTTAATATCTATTTTGTAACCAGATTTTAATTGTGTAATTGTGCCACCAGATTTTGATGAATATCCATATGGTCCATATATTGGATTACCATCGTAAGCAAATCCAATAATTGGAGAGTGTTTTGTTGAAGACTGTTCAATACCATTAACTTGTCTTAAATCAGATTCACCATATAATTTGTTGCCTTCTTGATCTACCGCAAAAATATTTTCTCTTAATTTTCTAGGTGCATACAAATGAGCATATTGCAATTCGTTGGAGGAAACTCTTGAATCAGTTATAAAACCATCATCACTTTCAAAATATTGAAGATATTTTTCAAATAAGTTTACTCTCCAAGTTTTAAGATTAGATTTAAATTTTGGAGGATTAGTATTTCCAGATGGTGTTATGACGATTGAAGTTGTGTCTTGTGAATAACCAGCACCTTTTTCAATTATATTAACCGATGATACGGATCCATTAACTATGTTTAAAGTAATTACTGCACCTAATCCATCACCTATAACATCAACATCTGGTGGAGAATTATATCCACTTCCAGAATTTTGTACGATTACTTGAACAATTCTACCATTTTCAATAATTGGTTTTAATTGACAATTAGAACCTGAATTTATTGTAACTTGTGGTTGATGATCAAGATTTAAAATTTCAGAAGATCCATATCCAACACCACTGTTTTCAAGATGTACTGATGTTACTGAACCTCTAAACACAGGTGTGATTGATGCTTCAAACGTTTCTGATCCGATCGATGAAATTCCAACTTCACCTTTTAGAGTGACAGTAATATCAGGGTAATTAAATACGTGAGTTCCTACACCTACTGATGTAAGATTTACATATTGCTTAGTTCTATAATATAATTGTTTATCTGAAGTTACACCAACTTGAGACAGTTTAAATGAATTATCATTCTCTTTTGTAATATAGTAATCTGTATCAACATTAAGACCACTTATTGGTGTTCCAACGCAAGTATATCTTACTAACTCACCTGAATTATAATCGTGGTTACTAATGATAATTGTATTACTCGCAGTGCTTACTCCAGAAGTTGCAGCTGCAGTTCTCTTTTTATTCTGATAACCTAACCCACCATCAACTACGTTAATGGAATCTACCACTGATTTTTTACTAGTCGATTTTAATGAATGCTTACCAACTCCAAAACTTGACAAGAAAACTGTGTTGATACCTAAAATGGCATCATTTTGCTTAGGATGTAAACTTACAGTGACATCATCGATCGTGGATACGTAATATTGTGCATTAGTAACAATGCCTGCAATTCCCTCTTGATTGTTAGTAATGTAAATTACTTCCTCAGCATTTTTGAATTTGTGATAGGTAGAAAATCCAATTCTAGACTGAGTGGATGCAGTTCCAATTACAACCTGACCTTTGGCATTATCTGCAAAAAACTCAGGTTCGTGATCAATAAGTTTCATATTTACAGATGCTGTCGCACCTTTACCATTGCCACCATCAATTTTAATTGTTGGTGTATTAAGGTAATCAAATCCAGAATTTTTTATTAAAATTTCTTGAAGAGAACCATTTATTGCAAGATATCCAGTTGCTCCAGTTCCAACACTATCTGATATTACAAGTTCTGGTGGATTTACAACATCTAAATCTGATCCTGAAGAGGTAACTTCTATTTCTTCGATTGAACCATATTTAATTTGCTGCTTTGACTTATAATTTAAAATTTCAACACCATTAACAAGAATACCAGTTGTCCCAGGTTTTGTCTCATTTATTGAACCATCATCTGATGGATCTGATATTTTTCTAAGGATATTTTGAGGTTTTAAATTTTTAGAGTAAAATTCAAATGGCGTGACAACACTATTGTTAACCGTGGTTACAGTATCAACATTTACATATTTTGAATTGAAAATATTGTTTTTACTTTTTGCAAATCTTACTGTGAATGAATTTACTCTTTCAATAAAATATTCTCCATCAGCAAAAAGTCCAGTCCCTCTTACTAATCTGGTGGCACTATTGCCGAATTCATCAATGAAAGTCTCAGAAACTCTTTCTGCTGCGTAGTAGACTTTATCTCCAGTATAAAGTCCATGATCTTTTCCTGGGGAGATGATAAACTCTGTTCCATTAAAGGTGCCAGTAAATTTTATTTCCCTAGAGTTTGTATTAAGAGGTTGTCCTTTATATGATGGAATTGAAGGTGACGCGACAAGATAATCATCACCATTTACACTTTTATAAACGTTTTGAATATCTGTTGAGAAAATATTTGCTGATGGGAAGAAATTGGATTTTGTTTTAGAAATATTTCGTTGAATCTCAAAAGTAGAATTTGTATTAAGTTGACCTTGACCTCTAATTGTAAATGATTTTTCTGTTTTAACGTCAATTATTGTTGTAGTAAGTTTTCTACCATCAGATACCACTAATGTTGCAGTATCTCCACCATTAAATATATTTTCTACATTGAGAGTAATTTCATAGGTAAAGTTTGAGGAATCAATTAATTGAATATCTTTAACTTTATAAATGGGTGCTAAGTTGTAGATCCAATTATTTGTTTTTTTATTATTTTCAGAAATACCTAAAGATGTGATATTAATTGTTTCTGCCTTTTTGTGTCCCTTTGTATTCGAGGGCACATTTATTTTATTAATTACAGAGTTGATTCTAACCCTTACATTGCCTCCATCAAACGTTGATGCATAAGCAAAAGTATTAACTCCAACAGTTGATGCATCAGTGATAGTTTTATTTACATTCGATACACCAAAAAATTGTGTTAATGATTTTGAAGTATATGAAAGAACTCCATTTGTTTTATCTGAGTAAACAACATATAAATCTCCATCCGTACTAAATCCAACAGTAGAGTCAACATCAAGAACAGTTGCTCCTGCAGACACCTGTCCTATGACTTTAGTGGTTGGTTCAACCTTAAATTCTCCATATGCAGAACCATCAACACCAATGTCTCTATTATATCCACCATCAAACGTTAATCTATAGAATGTTTGACCAAATCCAACATCTACTTTTTCAACAGATGAAATTGGTGCGTATGCTTTTTCAATAATATCATCATATTGATCTTGATATAACG